TTGCATCACGCGGGCTTGCAAGCGTTCCTCGGCCCCAGCGTCACCGTCAACTTGGCTGTCTAAGAAATCTAGCACCGCGCCCTCAAGCCCGAACTCTTTGAGCATGGTTGATAGGTTGCCATCTTCGGGGTCAAACAAGGCATCGGCAAAAGCACCGCGCCCCATTTGTGCAACCATGCCCGCACCTTTGATTGGTGCAGCGGCGGCACCCGCACCGAACTGAACTAGACCGCGTAGCAAGCCTTCAGCCACGCCCGCATCAGGCGCGTCAACCTCTGGCAAGCCAAGCACCTCTTGGACGCTGTCATCAGCGCGGGGCGTAGTAAACCCCATAAGGCTAGTAATGATTGCGTCACGCGCTTCGGTCGGTATAGCCTCGGCAAATGGCTCAAGAATGCTGGCCACCTCATTGCGTATGTCAATTGCACCTTGCGCCGTATCGCGCAGACCACCAATGATGCCCCGGCTAAGTTGATACTTGAATGAGGGCGGTGGCGGTGGCGGTGTGTAAGATGCGCCCTTGCCGGTGATATAGACCTTGTGGCCCACTTGCTGCCTAGTCGCGTGTGACTGTTCGCGGGCAGTGAATAGTTCGCTCATTGCCCCTGCGCCTTTTTCATTGCGTTAATGTACATTTCAACAAGTTGGATGTCGTTTGGTTTAAACCGTCCCACCCTATCGCCGTCTTTGAGGCTTGTTAAAACACTTTCAAAATATGTTTGTGCCGCCGCAAAATCATTAGGGTCAAGTTGGTTGTCAGTGCCCTTTAGTTCGTTGACATTTACTGCGCCTAAAATGCTCCGCGCCGAGTTCTTGTCTTCTTGGAACTCTATAGCCTGATGCTCAGTAAACATTTGCTTTACCAGAGCGTTGCCTACTTCAATCGCGTCAAAGTTTTCATTATTTCTTGCGGCCATGACCTTTCGTAATTGAAGTTCACCTATAATTTGTCTGAATATGCCATGACGGGCTAGGTTCTTATCTTCAGCCGCCATGTCTTGTATGCGAACTGATATTTTCATTTGTCCGGCAATAATTGTTTTTGCGGCGGTGAACTCATCGCTCTCAAGTGTTTTAACAATACCCGAATATTTCTTTTTGTCGGCATCGCTTAACTTGAGAAGTTGGCCGTACAAATCTGCATAAGACAACATGATGCCCTTGCCGTCTAAGAAGTCTATGGCTTTGGAATCGCTGGTCAGCCGGTCGTTGCCCGCTTCGGCATATTCCTTTTGCAATTCCGCTGCTTTGGCTCTGTCTGTTTTTCCTATGCCCTCAATTGCTAGGGCAAAAGCGTTGTCATCGCCCTCAAGCATTGCGCGGGTCGCATCGCCAGTAAACTGGGTTTCGTTCTTTTCAGCGATTGCGTTGTTCTCTCTGTCCAACGCCTCTTGGTAATTGATTTCTGCCATCTCTCGCTGTTGCAACTCAGCGGCAATGTCTTTGTAGGACATGCCAACATGGTGCAAGTACGTTACAGAATTATACAAGCCGTTGTTGCCGCGCAGAGCATTGACGTTGCCCGCTTGGATTGCTGGCACAATCTCGCTGACCTTTCCAGTGAACGCTTGGTCAACCATTACTTGCATGGCTGCATCAATTCGCACTTTGTCAAAGTTGTCAGCCGCTGTTTTGATTTGTGATGGCGTCATGCCCAAGCCAGCGTATTGCTGCAACCGTTCTAGCTTCTCCATTTGGATAAGCTCAATAGCGGTCGCTGGGGCGTTGGGTTCTGGTGCAGGGCGTAGTTTCGGCTTTAGTGAACGCGCAACAATTCCCTCGTCATTAGCAATAGATACAGCTTCAGCCATTACTCGCCCCCCGCTGGTGTATTGTTAAACACGCCTTGAGGATGACCGCTTGCGTCTAATGCGGTGTGTCCCGCATAAAAGCTAGCCGCCGCATTAGACTTGTTCTGACCAATCTTCCATTTGCTGTATGCCTCAAACTCGTTATTCGCATAGATGCCCATTTTAGCGCGGAACTGAACCGCAACCGTTGGAGCATCTTTGTCAAACGTGCCCGCATAGCCAGCAATGACCTCGTCAATTTTGTCAGCCAAGTTATCTGCCGGCATCTTGCTTTGGTAAGCGCCCAAGACAATCTCTGATATTTTTTCGCGGGTCAGCATTTCCAGTTGGTCGCTGGCCATATTGTATGCGGCTTGCTTGGCGGCGCGGTCGAAAACAGTCAGATTGCCACCGGGAATGTTTACCGCACCGCCCGATTTGTACGCATCCTCAATTTGTTTCTTAGTGGGCGCGTGTAGTGCACCATATTCTGAGCCTGCAATCTCAGCTTGCTGTTGCGTTTGCTGCAAAAAGAACGAGGTCATACGGTCCAATGCTTGCCCAGTTTGTGCCGCACCTCTAGCCGCAACCTGACCCACCGCATCTTGGAAGGTCGGCATTCGCAGTTGTGCGCCACGTCTTTGATATGTGGGACGTTCAACCATTAAAGAACACCTTTGCCAGCTAAGGACTGACCGCCAGACACTGAGATAGGTCTGGAGTAACTATTCATTTGCACCGCATTGCCGGTAAACCCGGTCATCAGACCGGCTTGCGCTATTGTCTGCACAAATCCTATCCGTGCATTTTTCCGCGCCATTTGAACGCCAACGTCACCGGCCTGTCTTAGATTGTCGGCTTGTGCTTGGGACATGCTTTGTGCCAGCAAGGCATTGTCAGTTTGCACCGAGAACTCGTCCGCTGCGCCCCGCATACTCGCTATGTTAATAAGGCTTGTGCTTTCGCCCGACACAAACGGCGCAAGGCCACCGGCGGCGGCTCGGACATTGGCCGTGGCCATCGTCTTCTGCACGTTGCGAAGAATGTCTATGCCTTCGCGCTTGTAGGCTAGGGCATCGGAACGGCCTTTTAGTTCAGCCTGTCGCGCTTGCGAATAGTAACTGTTGCGCTGGTACTTGGCAGCTTTCACCTGGGCCGCGCCCGCCGCCGCTGATGATACAGCGCTAAATATTAAAAGTGGGATTGTTAAACCACTCATGCTCCGACACTCACTTTATAATCAAGGGCCAAGACCGTGAAGAACACCGGCTTGCTCTGGCTGATTGTTATCTGGGCATCACGGCTGTAGCCAAGGAACCCCATTTGCTTCTTTGGGCCAGTGAAAGTCGGAACTGACCCGGTCCCAGATAGCGGCAAAGTTTGAAGCTGAACCTCTTTGCCTTGGACCGTCAGGTTCTGCGTGTTGTCCAGAATCGGCGTCACCTCGACCACCCGCCGCCGGGTACTCTGACTAGAGCCAGATGCGGCCCTTGGCTCAAATGGCTGGGTGGTTACGGTCGGCGTGAAGGGAAGGCCCACTTCGGCATATACGCTAGGCACACCGCCCAGTGTGACATTGCCCGATGCGACCGTGTCGTTAGCGTCAACGATGTCATCGCGGATTATGTTGACCACCTCACCTTGGATGTGAGCCAAAGAACCCGCCGTTGTGTTGCTGGGCAGTGCTTGGTCAGGTGCGACCGGGTTGGCGTAGTATTGCAAACTGCAATCGGTGGTGCGGTCATCGTCAAAGGTTTCAATGTAGTATTTTGCGGCCCCGCCTATGGTGCGTTTGACAATGCAATAGATGGTATCGCCATCCACCGCGACATCGATGAAATCGCCATCGGTCGAGAACGTACTGGCCGCCACAATCTGTTGTGGCCTGTTCAGCATAAACGCCGCAATATTGCCCGCAAAGCCTGTGCTTGCCGCCCTATATCCCGTTGTAGATGTGCCGTTAACAACCAGCAACAAATCGCCCTCAGTAGTGTCTGTGCCCGGTCTAAGCGCCATCCGCTGCGGGTCCAATATCATGTGCGAACAGAGCAAGCTGATGTTGTTGGCCACGTAGGACAGTTCGACATCAGAGAAGAGCATTTCTCTAAGTGCCTTTCCCTCTTTGGACATGAACAGCGTACCGCCCTCAGCCGCCTGTGGGCGCAAGCCCAGCTTAGACCCGCGCCGGGTCGCTGACTTGACCGTCACATTGCTCGGCGTGATTGGCGTGAGGTCAGCTTGGGGAACAAAGAACTCTGCCCCAGTAGTAAATATCTGGAGGTCTCTGCCACTCCGCAAGGCTGTAATGGCGTTGACAGAATCGGTGGACAAGGTGACTTTAATCGCGTCATCATCCAACGCCTCTGACGCCTTGAAGTTAAAAAAGTCGGTCACCTTCGACCCGAACAGCGTGGCCGGTTCAGACGCGCTCCCGCCAAGATACAAACGCCCTTCGTGGAACGAACAAGTTCTAGGCCAACCGCGAGTGTTAGACCAACAATCTTCATAGCCTGCTTCAAGTTCCCACTGCGCTGTTGAAACAAAATCGGTCACTGACAGCCGCGTTGTATCGCTGCTTGTGACAACCAAGTTATTCGCCCCGGCAGTAGTTCGTGTCACTGCAACAACCGCTCCGGCGGGCTGCGCCGCCGTAAAACCAGTACAGTTGTTGATAGCAGTTGCAATGCGCTCGGCGGTCGTGTTGTTTCCAACCGCAGGCGCAAAGTCTGGGCTGGTATCATCAACCTCGTCGCTGTCTGTAGCATCAAGAGCTAGGCTCGTAAGCGTAGTTGTTGTCCCGTCATTTTTCTTAAACACGATGGTTGAGCCGGTCGCGATATTTGTGTAGTCCGATACTTCTATTGTGAATGTATTTGTTTGGGTTATCGGTACATTTGACCGCGCAAATGGCACCTCGGTCGTAACCCGCACTTTTGTTGCGCTGACGTATTCGGTGATGCGGGCACGGCCAAAATCGCTTAGAACATTGATATATTGGTCAACATTGGCGGCTGAGAATATGTCAGCATCGGCGGTCAAAGTCACATTTCCGCTGACGGCGTCCGGCGTAATTGATGCCGCTGGATTTGACGTTGAAATGGTAAAAGCATTTTTGGGAACTGTCAGGGTGAGGGCCGCAATAGTCCAGGTCTGGTTGTTTGCGCCACGGGTGATTTTGAACGGCGCAAAGTTCTCATGTGTACAAATCAGCGTGTCGGCTGACTGCGTAAAGTATAACTTCTGAAGGTCAAAGGCGCTGACGTTATAGAGAGTGCCGACCGAGTAATCTATGTATTCGTTTGTTGTGCTGTTTAGGTTCTGTATTTGCGTCTGGTCAGCAAAGAAACGAAAGCGGATTGTTGAACTGGTGTTGTAGGCAGAGGCCACAATCATAAATTTCTGGGTGGTCGAGAACTCAAACGGTATGAGGGCCACAGAGTTGTTGGGATTGTCGGCAGTCAGGTCATGCACGAACCGGGTGCCTGGGCGGCGGCTAAACCCGCCTTGAGGTTCAAACACAACATTGTCGGCAAGGTCCACCGATGAATAGTATTGCTGCAAGTCAATGCGACCGCGCAAGAGCGGGTCCAGTTCACCGACCGTAAAACTTGCTTGATATTGTTGCGTTCTACTCATCTGATGTCAGTCAACAAGTAGTCGGAGATAACGCTGGGCGGTGTGCCGGAACTATCCATAGACATGGCCTGACGTAGCCAGCCGCCGCGAAAGTTCTCGGACGGTGAGCCAAGGGCAATGCCGCGCCAGTATTGTGACTTGGTGGTCTGGTCAGTGATGACCTCGGCTAAGTGCCACGCAAGCTGGTACACCATCAAGGTCACGAAGTAGGGCGGCATTTGCGCCTCTGGCACCGCCTTCTGGTAATCTATGAAGATGCTGGTCTCGTTGGTCATCAGGACCGATAGACCGCCGGTTGATTGGTTTATCTCGTAGGACCGCACCAATGGGGCATTTGCCGCCGAACTGGTACGCACGGCGCGAGGTACTCCGGTGAGCATGTCACTCGGCAGAATATATTCGTAGGTCCACTCTGATGCTGGTGTGTTGGTGCTTCTGGCCAGTTCGACTTTGGCCACGGTAAAGGACCAAGAGAAGATGCCGAGAGTGCTGTTTTTGACCATGTCATACACGATAGAGCAAGCCTGAGAGCCAGCGGTGCCATCGTCAAAAGATGAGATACTTTCATCGCCCAACAGTAACAGCGCCTGATTGCAAATAGATATGCTTGTATCGCCTTGGGCCATGACCAATCTCCAATAGGTACGAGGGCGGTTTGCCCGCCCCCGTAGTCAGTATTAGTCGCTGTCAGTGACCGCGATTGTCACGCCGTCACCCACGTCCACTACGCCGCTGGCATTTGACACAACAACGTGGTGCGAAGCTGTGGCAGTGCCGCCGGTCGAGGCGAAGCTGTAGATTAAGTCACCGACTGAAACGTCATCGGATACATCGTTAAAGTACCCGGCACCGTCCACCACGGTTTTAGCATCAGTGGTTTTATACGACCACATGCAGGGCGCTTTGCCCTTCATTGATTGGCCACCGATTGGCGACCAGTTTGCTCTTGCGAAAGCCATCTAGATTACTCCCTAGTTGTGATGTCAACGATACCGGCGGCATCGATTGCGACAGCACCCATAGACAGACATGCAGCAACCAAGAACGAAGTCTTCTCAGCGATGTAGTCAATCTTAGTGGTTGGTGCCATTCCGACTGCACAGCCGATGGCGCTCTTGTGGAACGCAAAGTTTGTGCGGTCACTTGAGCCATCAACTGCCAGGCCACCCTCATCGCGGTCGCCCAATACGTGGACAGTGAAGCCCATAAATGTATTGATGTCGCCCCTTTGCAATGCTTGCAGTGAGGTGTAGTCCGAACTTACAGCCCGCTCGTCACCCAGCAACCCGGCTAGACCGTTTGCGTGAATTACGAGGTGTCTGTCAGTTGCTGGAACATTTGCGGCATTCAATGCTTTCGCGGCTGCTATGAGCTTGCCTACATTGAGGTTTGACGCAGCGGCAGAGCCTGATGTTACAACCGTATTAGCGACCGTGGTGCCCGCACTTGCTGCCGCGATTGCGTCCAGAATTAACTGGTCTTGGCGGCGTCCGATTGCAGAGCCAACAACTTGCGCTAACTCGGAACGCTCGTCAAAGTTCACCTTCTGTTGGTTGAAGATGTCACTGTACTCAGCCGCGATATAGTCCTGCAAGGTACAGCTTACGGTCGCAAAATCGGTGTTAAGGGGAACTACGTCAGTTTGTGGTGAGCGCAGTGATGCGGCACCCTTTCCAACGGTCGGGAAGTTGACGGTCGAACCTTCAACTCCGGTTCTTGTGCGTACTGTTCCAGCCAACATCGAAGTGCCCTGATAGGCTTGTTTTACTTCGCTGTCGAAAAGCTGGACAAACGCTGGTGATAGTCCTGTGGACATAGCTTGTCTCCTGATTAAACCAAAAATTCGCGGTCTGGTTATCGGGAAACATCCCGGCCTCTAGCGTGAGGACCGGCCCAAAAAGGGTTGTCAGTCAAAACCGCCTTACACGATTTTGCACAATGTGTAAATACTAGGTGTTACTTTTGATGTATGTACAAAAAATGGGGAGCAAGGCAAGGACGAGAAAACCTTGCCCCCCAAGGTGCGCCAAGCTGGGGAGAAAAACCTGGCGAGGCGAACTAACCGTATCGGCGGTTAAACTCATTTTCAACTTTTTGCCGATACGCTGGGTCACTTTGGTAGCGTGGGTCTGCCATGCGGCTTTGCATCTCGACCGTAAAATCTGCCTCGGATAGTTGTTCTTCTGCGACCGGGGCCAGCGGTATCTTGGACATATCGCCGGTCATCGTGCGAACTTTCTGCATCAGCCGCTGACCAATCGCAGTGCCGCCCCAGTTGTTCAACTCAGCGCGTTCATCCTCTGAGACAATGCCCTTACGAACCAGACCGTCAGCCCAAGTCACATTGCTTTTGATTATCTCATTGGCATTGGGTCCGAGAGCCTCATGCTCTGCTTTGTAGTCCGCTTCAGCCGCCGCAACATTCTCGCCGCCCATCTGTGTGATAGCACCGGCCAGTTCGTCAAATGCCTCTTGATTGACGTTGTACTTTTTTGCCCAGCCTAGATAGGTATCGACCACAGGGTCATCCAACTCATAGCCCGCCTCGGTCAATACATCGGTTGAATATTCGTCGGGCGCTTTGTGCTTTCCCTGAGAGAATTTCTTTTGCAGTTCGTCATAGCTTTTGGCTAGGTCTTCCGGCTTCGCGAACTTATCGTCGAGCCACGCTGGTCGTTCCTCCTTTGCCGGTTTCTCATCCTCGACGCGGTGCGGCATTGCCTCATCTGCGACCTCACTTTCTGGCTCAGAAGATTGTACACCGTCCATAAGGCTTGCTGGTTCCGGCGTTTGAGTCTCGGCCACTTCTTGAGCTTCATCATTTAAAGTCATCGGCTCTTTTCACTCTTTGGATTATTTCTCTAACGATGCTGTTCTGACCTTCGCGGGCATAGCCAAAGCTGGCATCGCCGCCCGGTGACCAACATGGCTGGTCAAGCGTTTGCGCGTGTAGATGCGCCAAAACCTTCTTGCCCGCTGGGGTGGTGAAGGTGCGTTTGAAGTTGAGGTCCATCTCGCGCATCAGGTCGAGAGGTTCTAGTTTGACCGGCTGGGCCTCGGCGTTGACGCCATCCCAGCCAGGGGAGTTTATGCTTCGAATACGTTGGGCGTTGTTCATGCTTGTGGTGCCTCAGTTGGCGGTGCCCCGCCCATCTCTTGTTCGGCCATCATGGCGGCAGCTTCTGCCATCTGCGCCTGCATCTCGGCGCGTTCTTCTAAGGTCGTGCGTAGGTCAGCCGGAATGCCAAGCTGGTCAGCAATGTAATCGCCCACGGCATCCATTTTAATTAAAGTCTGGCCAACCGGACCCAGCATCTGGCTTATCTGCATGAACTGCATAATCTCACCCAGCCGCTCGGCATTGTTAGCCATAGCCAAGGGCGATTGTGGAACGACCGTCACCTCCAAGCCGTTCACCTTGAGGGGCAGTTCAATCATCCCCATCTCGTCCATCAGTTCGAGAGACCGGCGTACGATTGGAAACATTGTCTCGCTGATTAAACGACCAAACGCGGATCCGAGGTTCTGGGAAAGTTCAGATAGCTTGGCGTTTATTTCAGTAGCCGACCTGGCGCTCATATTCTCAGGCGTCAGGCTCTCATCAAGCAGGGCTTTCTTTATGTTTGTGCGTAGGTCATTGGCGACAATCTGAGACAGGTTCGCATCGCCACTACGGGGCAGGGGCGTCAGGCTTGGACCGCGTGGCCCACCGTTACTTGACACGCCTATGACCGCACCCGGCACAATGGAGATTGTTTGCGGATTAAGCACCCCGTCATCTACCGCCGTGAACACGCCGCCGATACTGATGGACGCATTCTTGAGCGTGAGTTCAACGACCTTGTTCAATGTGCGAATGTCAGCCAAGGCATACAAGACCGGGCCGCGACCGTACCGCTCGTTTGACGCCTTCATGTATCGGCTTATCACCCACGGCCATGATTTCAGGTCGCGATGCACCAGCTTGTCATCGCCCTCGGCAGTGACGAGGCAATAGTACATCTGGCCATCGATGGTGTACGTGGCCTCAATCAACCCAACCTTCTTGGTCGGGTCTTCCTTCGCATCGTCAATCATCCGCTGTGGAATGTTGGCGTCCGGCCACTCAGCCTGAATAACATTGAACGGTCGGTTCAGCTTGCGATAGACCGTATCCGGCACCCCATTGGGGCCTTCGTCAAAACAGATATGGTACGCTGGAATAGCCGTGTAGCGTATTGGCGTAAGAGTATCACCGGGCTGGATAAGCATCACCGAGGTGCCGACCGCGAGGTCAAGCAAGAACTCGCCCATCGCGAGGTCAAAACCTGATTGCATCATCACGGCAAACATCTTCTCGGTGTAGAAGTCTAGGACTTGCTGGGCCTCAATCTTTTGCTCTTCAGGAATGTCATTGCCCGGTTGCAAACGGCACCAAGGACGTTGCGGAGGAAACAGCGAGGACTGTATGCGATTGGCAAATCTGGCGGTCGAGTGAATGGCGGTCGAGTCGAAGACACGGCGCATCTTGTTTTGCCCAGGCGTCCCGCTCTCAGCGTAACCATCGTACAAATTACGCATCGGCAAAGCGAACTCGTATGCCTCTTCGTAAATTGAACGCCACTCTTCTTTGTGAGCGTTGCAACGGGCGTACCGCTTCTTGATGTCCTCAACCGAGAGTACCATTATTTACCCTTTTTGGCTTTCTTTGTCGGCTTTTTCG